TTACGTATGCCGTTATTCACAATGGCCGCCGACATGGCTTCCATTGCAAGTTGGTCCAATCTGTCTTCGTTAGTCATGCTTTTTCTCCTCAAGTAGCTTTACCAACATTTTTATAATCACCACAAGCTCTTCGTTTCTTAATGCTGCTTTTTTTAACATTTCGTGTTCAAGTTCATAGGCTTCAACATAAAACTCAAGAGGTGTTTTCATTTGTCCTCCTTCAACTTGTCGTTGGCCAGTTCCATCAGGCGTTGGTAGATCTCCGGCTCTTTCTCTTTAAGCCGCCCCAAAAACAGCGGCAGCCACGTTTCATCGGTAGGCAGATTGCGCATCAAATCACCTAATTCTTTATATGTGGTCATGCTTCTCCCCTTGCTCTGATAGCTCTGTAGCAGTCTTCTGCATCAGGTTTGTTTGGCTCATTCTCTTCGGGCGAATCCAACCATTCGTGCCACATCAACTCACACACTCGGGCACACGCCTCACGCTCATGCTCAATGGCTAAGTTGACCAATGCAATCAAGTGCGGGGTTGATACAGTCCACGTTGTGTAATGCTTGTTTTCTTGCACCACTTTGTGCAATGCCTCTAGGATTTCATCTTGTGTCATGCCTTCTCCTCAAACTCGTCCTTTATCTTCTGACGATTGATCATGGCCTGCATGGGATCAACATCCCCCATCAGCACATCAAGCAGCAGACGATCTATTGCCTTCAAGTGCTTTTCCAATGCCGCATTCTTGGTAACAAACTCCCCACAAGCGGCAACATATGGCCGCAGCAGTTCTAGTTCTCTTTGCTCAGTCATATTACGTTCCTCGTTTCTTCAAAATAAGTTGCAGCATCACGTTCAATCTGAGAAATCACATCCGGATGCAAAACCCCGCTCAAGTCCAAATTGCTGTTAGGCAAGAACACCGAAACAAGAGTCCATACCTCAGGGTAGTCCGGCTCCAACTTCATCCCAGATATCGGCTCAATCGAGCCAATCTCTTCGGGCTCGTACTCAAACAAACATCTGAGCCTTAAACCCAACTCATCACACTCGTACAAAAACTCATACTGATTGCTCATCTGTTACCCCACAGTCAAAATTATTAGAAAACCCACAATCAACGACCCCAACGTCACAGGCCACAAGGGCACAGGACGATGGATCGAGGACCATCCCATCAAGGCTGCCTGCACAAGCTCCTCAGACGATGTCATCTCAGGAGGCTTTGGCTGATACATCAGCCCTATCTGTACCTTGCCCGTGTTAAAAGGCGTTACACGCCCGTTTGTGCTGCTCACAGAGGTGAATTCATGCGCATTAGTGATCATAAGAAACCTTCATCTCTTTCTTGGTCTTCATCGCATCACTATACGCATGCTCAAAGCCCTCCAAAAACTTGTCCAACGGCACATCTAACTCAGCAGTCAAAATGGCTGAGGAGACAAGGCACGCGAACCACGCGTCAGAGGGTTTTACAAAAGTATTTTCGCAAAAATTAAGCAGAGTCTGCGCATCGTCCAAGATTTGTCCGATCTCTTTATCCGGTGTCTCCGGTAATTTACCCATATCACTATCCTTTCTTTGTTAATGAAGTTTGTCAGTGTTTTATCAATGCTGACAGGGTTATTATCAAAGCATACGCAAGTTATGTCAATTACTTAAAGTGGCTTATTTCTTAGGGGTTTTCCCTAGGTTTTGAGGTTTTAGTGTGTCACATTATTGTACTGGGTGGATGTACAGTGGTTGGTGGTTGGTTTATTGGGGACCGCGGACCGAGGGTCAAAAGGGGTGAAAATGGCTCAAAAAGTAATACTAAGGTTTAGGTGCTATAGACCTTTTAGGGGTAAGGTATGTTTTTTTTTTTATTTTTGTGAGATTTGACGTAATAGACGTAATGCCGTAAGAAGTGAGAGAAATCAACACGTTACGAGCATTCGGCAAATTACGTCTGGAGATTCAGTGTAATATTTCTAGGGGGGCTCCGCGAGATGAAAAGTGAAAAAATAAAAACACACTACACCCTCCAAAAGTTCTATAGGGGGCCCTGATTGCTTTTGTTGGTTGACTCTTGGGACGACACGCGATATACTCGTGGTAGTTCTTTTACGGGAGTTAAGCATGGTACACATTGATCAGGGAATAGCCCTGCCAACCAATCGATCCAAATATCCTTTTGGGGATATGGAAGCAGGCGACAGCATCTTGTTTGGCATTCGCAAGCAAGCAGAGAGTTGTCGTGTGGCTGCCCTTCGCTTCACACGTGTGCATCAGCCCAAATGGGTATTCACGCTGCGCAAGGTGGACAATGGTTGGCGCTTGTGGAGAATCAGCTAATGGCTAAGAAAGACGTCTACAACGTTCCACCGGTTATGCCTGACAAGGCGCGCAAGCGTATGACCACAGAAGTGGCCCCGTTGCGGCAGCAGCGCAGGAAGCTAACGCCTAAGGAATGGACCTTTGTTACCGAGCTTGTGAGTGGTGACGGACGGGTGACCATGAAAGAGGCAGCCATAAGGGCCGGATACAAGGCCACCAGCGCTTCTGTCATGGCTTGGAAGCTTACCCACCCTGACATCAATCCGCACGTTGTAGCGGCCATTCAGGCCTATCGTGCTGAGTTGGCATCCAAGTACAACACGTCTTACGAGCGCCACATGCGCGATTTGCAGACCATTCGCGATAAAGCATTGGATGCCGGTGCATTTGCTGCAGCAGTCCAAGCAGAGTATCGTAGGGGCCAAGCCTTGGGGACAATCTATGTGGAGCGCAAAGAGATCCGCCACGGCACAATTGACAGCATGAGCAAGGAAGAGGTACAGCGCAAGCTTGATGAGCTTAAAAAGCTGTATGGTGGGCCTCCACCCACTGCCTTGATCGATGCGGACACTGGAGTGGTGATTGAAAGTGCAGCAAGAGAAAAAGACCCCGATTTCGACGCGGGAGTGGAGCAGCCTCCGCTTGACATCTTTGAGCAGGATTTGGGGGGACCAGATGACGCCTGAAGCTAGGTTTTCGGCTAGGGTGAAAGCCGGCCTTGTCAACTGCAGCATTGAACGCATTGAGAATCGTGTGAACCTTGGCATTCCTGACATGTTGGTGGGTGTCGGGGAATACTTTGTTTTGATGGAATTGAAAGTGGTTGCCAAGGGCTTAAAAGTGGGGCTGCGTCCACATCAAATTGCTTTTATGACTCGGCATGCTGCCAAGGATAGGCCTTGCTTTGTGCTTGTGCTTGACATGGGTAACACACTACGTCCCTCGACCATTCGCTTGTATCAGGGGAGCGACGTTATGAAATTGGCTGCAGAGGGCATAAAGCTTGAGCCCCTTCGCTGTTGGCCATCGCGTGGCATGCCATGGGGGGAACTAGAGGAAACCCTAGGTTTAGTAAAATAAATGTAAATAAGTGTTGCAAGGTACAAAAACCTTGCTATACTGGCGATGCCGGTGCTTGATCCGGTGCTTAGAAAGGATAGAGAGATGGCAGTTTATAAAATACGCCTTTGCCGAACAGCATATGCATTTACTACAGTAGACATTGAAGCAGTAAGTGCGGATGCTGCAGTGGATAGAGCATTAGACTATTCAGGGGATTACAGTTATTTGGAAAAAGATGCCGAATATTCAGTTGAAGCAGTAACCGAAACAGAAAGGATAGAGAAATGAAAACCTACAAAGTAGTTGCAGCAAGTACAAGCTATGTCTATTGCTTGGTCCAAGCAGAAGACGAGCAGCAAGCATGGGATAAAGCAAGCGAAATTGATGGTGGTGATTTTGAAGACGCGGGTTATGGCGATTGGAGAATTGATAGCATTAGCGAGGTGACAAAATGAAAGAACTGTTAAAAAATATAGAAATGGGTTTAGTGCTTGCGGGGTATTACATTGAAGATCATTGGGGTGATCCAAATGAGCAATACGAAACAGATTGTAAAACCTTAGAAGAAGCACAGGCAGCATTTAAAAAATTACAGGAGATTGCAGAATGAAAAATTTGAGCTTTGATGATGTGGCTTTTCTTGACGTTTATCAGCATGCTGTGGCCGTTGCTTCGCGTGCTGATGTAGTTCGCTTTTTATCTGCTGATCCGGACGAGCGCAGCAGCCGCGAATTTTGCGATTCGATGGACGATGTTTATTCGTCGATTGCTGATGCGTATGAGGTTTGGTTTTGTGCTTTGAAACATGCCCGAACAAATAAAGGCATGACTGTTCGCACCTTGTCGGCTGCGCTCGCTAATTTGCCGCAAGATTTGCCCGTTTTAATTTGGGATGCCGGAACCCGTTTGGGCATTGCTCATATTGACGACAGTTTTATAGAAGACGAATACCCGCGCCTTGAGTTGAACACCGACCGCGACGACTAACCCAGAAAGGATAGAAAATGCCAATTTATAAATATGACGTGTGCTTTCCCAATTCCCAGAGTGTGATCCGCACCTTCCCTTCCCTTGTCCGCGCTCGTGACTTTATGCGCGTTATGTCCGCCGATGACTTGCCTTTTTTGGTTATGCCATGGGACGAAAACAGCAGCCCCTTAATTGTGCGACGCGTGAAAACCCCTAGAAAATATCATACACAAAAGGCCCAAAGTGTTGCTATACTAGGCCCCTCACTTAAGAAAGAATAGAGTTATGTTAAAAACAGTCAGAATCAGCGCCAACAGCAAAACCGGCCCAATAGCAGTTACTTATCGCAGCGGCGAACATGAAACTTACGGCACGTGCCCCACAAGCTGCAGCCTTCACCCTAAAAGTGAAACCGGCACATCACAGATTGATAGCGATTATCTGCAGGCCGTTTTTGATAGCGTCCCGCGTGGTGGTCAAGCTTGGACATATTCACACTTTGCGGCCGAAGCGCTCCCGCTGCCTCAGCCAAATAAAACAGTGATAAACGCAAGCTGCGACACTACGGCCGAAGCAGTGCGCGCCGTAGAATTAGGCCGGCCCGCTGTGTATGCTGCGCCCTTAGAATCGGCCGATCAATGGCCGCGTAAAATCCACGGCGTACAATTTGCCCGTTGCCCTGCAGAATTGGCCGACAATTTTAGTTGTCAGCAGTGCGGCGGCGGCCGGCCATTGTGTGCACGTGGTGCGCGTGATTTTGTTGTTGTTTTTGTTGCCCATGGCACCGGTAAAAAGAAAGTGGGAAAAGATGAAGACGGCGGGTGTTATGCTGCAAGTGGACCGGTAGCGATTCAATGGCACAAAACCCGAACTACTGGCGCGCCTAATGATGCTGCAGCCCTTCGCGAATTTGTGCGCACGCTCCCACATGGATCTTTTTTGCGCCACCATATTGCGGGCGATTGCGGCCTAGAAGTGGGGGGCCCGTGATAATTGCAGGCTTAGTTGTTTTTTTGCTGCTGTGTTGGGTAGCAGACAAATTAGACAAATAAATTGTAAATAAATGTTGCAGAGTGTAAAAATGATGTACAATTCGTGTACCGGCACAAAACCGGTATTCATTAACTTAACAGAAAGAATAGCATGGCACATATGATCGACACGACAACAGGAACAGCAGCAATAGCTTATTCAGGGTTAGCCCCTTGGCATAAACTAGGGCAGCAATTGACAGCAGGCGCGACAATTCAAGAATGGACACAGCAAGCCGGTTTGGCTTATGACGTGCTTGAAAGCCCCGTTTTATTTAACACACCGGCCACCAGTGCTCCGCAAGCTTGGCCTGATAGAAAGGTTTTGCATAGAAGCGATACCGGCGCGCCGTTAGCTGTAGTCTCA